GCCACCGTCACGATGGTGTTTGCGCCAGTAAAGTCTTTAACCGTCACAGCAACAGAGCCGACGTTGCGAATCAAGGCATCTTGGCCGACCGATGCCTGATTGGCTGGCGGCATCCACAACTCATTTGCCGTGGTGGTGGTTGAGACCTCCATAACGCGGGCAGCAGCGTCATCTGCCGTGGAGCCGTTGATAGGCCAAGTCAGTTGCAGGTCTGCCGTCAGGATGATGCGTTGATACGACACATCCGTCGGTTGAACGACGTTGCCCGTGAAGGGAGAGTTGTAACTCATATTCAGGTATCCAATACAGTTGCTTGACGGTCACCAATTCGCTGGACGTCTTCAGCTTTCAAGGTTTGGATGATGAGGTCGTAGTTCTGCTGCCACATGGGCATCCGCTCATCGTTCTTGACATAGGGCATTGCCTGCAACAGAGAACCGTACAGCAAAGCCTGCGGGGCATAGGTGGTAAACCAGTTGGTTTGGTTGGAAGAATCAAGGGGCTGAAGCCGCTCGTAGTACAAAACCTCGAACTCGTAGTCTGCGGCTGGCGAAGGAGCCACCAGCCAGTGGGTATAGTCATAGTCCCCGAAATACGCAGGGACTCCAGTTGTGTTGGCGTCAGGGGTGTACTCTCGCAAATACTCGTATTTGCGAAGCAGAACGGGGGTCTTTTGACCGTCAGAGGTGACGTTAAAGGAGACTGTCTTGTGCCAGCGGGCGGGCTTATCGATGATGGGTTGGCCCGTCACCATTGTGGACGTCTGAACCGTCAGGTTTCCCAAAAACTTGATCTGGCTGGCAATGATCTGCTCGGCCAGCATAATGAACAACGGGATTTTTGCAAGGGTATCAGCATCCGTCCTGTCTAGATAAGACTGGATATTCTCGACCAAAGAGTCGTAGGTCATTACCGAGGCGGTCGTCATTTAGATGCTCCTTGTTCTCTTTGATTGTAAGGTTTGGCAATCCATTTGTCTCTAGGCCAACATCGACTCGGCGGCATTTTGGACGTGGTCTACGCGGGCCAGCCAGCCCTTCAAAAACTTCTGCTGGGACGGGTTGTTGGTGGCGAGGCCGTTGTAGAAGCGCTGTTTTTGGTCGGCAAAGTTATCCAGTAGAGCGGCCGGTTCAGCCTTGGCTACGCGGCCAAGAGTCCCAGAGCCGATGACACCGTCATCCACGGCTCCTACGGCCCGCTGGAGGAACTTTGCGGCTCGGTTGACCCCTGCATTCACCGAAAAGTCAAAAACGGCGTAATCGACGCCTGCTGGAAGGTCATCGCCCTTGACCTTGTCCCAATACATGGCGCGATAAAAAGGCTTGACCGTCTCCTGCGTCAGCGCCTTCATCTCGCCGGGTTGGATGGCGCGGCCAAGGTATGCGCCCCAAGCGCCGATGGTCACACCTAAATTGGTCTCTCCGCCACGGTCTGCCGGGTCGTTGACGTACCCGCCTTCGGACTGGATGACCTTGGCGAAGCAGGCGTCGAAGTTTTCTTTCATGGCTTTGGCTCCTCATCTGTCTCGCCGTGGGACAGCTTCACGCCAGCCAGCAGGCCGATGAATCCACCGACGATGGTCTGAAACGCTGGCGAGATGAGCTTGAAGATTTCGCCGTTGTCCACGATTGGGTCAAACAGGCCAGCCATCAGCACAGCGACCATGCCGATGATGACCACGCACAAGGTGAAGCTGACCATCAGGGTCACAAAAAACGTCAGCTTGGCCTTCATTTGATGGCCTCCGCTTTGGACAGCAGTTCTGTCTTTTCTTTGCTGCCAGCAGATGAGCCAAAGTAGAAGTTGACCACCTGTTCGGCCTTTGCAGAAAGGTAGCCAATCAAAGTGCCTGCCAGTACGGAGTCAACAACGGCAAACCCGCCCAGCGTTGCTATCACCACACCAATGAACGCACTGACGATGAGGATTGCCAAAGAGGGCACAAGCATGGACTTGGTCGCGATCTGCATATCACGGGCAGACTTGCGGTCTTCCACGGTCAGCTTGGCAAAATCCAAACCCATTGACTGCGCTTGTTTCTTGAGTTCCAACTCGGCAAGCTGGATAGATGCCACCTGCTCGGCAGTCAATTTGCCGCTGCTGATGACGTTTTGCACTTCTTCAGGTTCGCATCCAATCGCCTTGGAGATGGCAGCGACCGCCATACCAGCAAGCGGCGTACCCAAAGCCGTGGCGATAGTTGGGGCAATAGTTTTTAACCACTCCATCATGTTCTCCGCTCAAGAAACAAGGTTGTAAAAAAATAGCTCAGGCCAATTGCCGACAAGAACACCGATGCCCAGAAAGCGATGTTCACCACTTCCATGATTTCCTGCTTGCGCTTGGCCTTCGCCGCAGCGGCTTCCATCTCAGCCTTTTTGCGCCGCTGGATGATGTTGTTGCGCTCAAGCAGTACACCTTCCCAGACGTCGGCATTGCCAGACCAGATGAGCAAGTTCTTCAGCTCCGTCTCGGCCTCCGCAAGCTGCTTGGCCTGCATCACCGTCTCTAGCGCCTGCGCTGTGTCGCTCTTGAACTTTTTTGGGTTGTTCGCGGCCTCTTGAACCGCGTCCTTAGCCTCAAAGAACTTGCCCAAATCGGCAGCAATGCCCTGCACGTCCTTGCCGAGCTTGATGGCTGCTTGGATGCCCTTTACCGCTGCCTGTGCGGCTGCAAATGCGGTAAAGGGGTCAATCATTTATCGGCCTTGCTATCGAGCTTCTCAAAAATCTGCTTCAAAATCATCTTGACTTCGGCGATGTCCTCGCGGTAGTCACCCTTGATGACGTAGGTAGTCGGCAGCGCGTTGACCTTGTCTTCGAGCTTCTGAATCTGCCGGGTCATGTTGTTCAAAACGTAAGCGGCCAGAAACCCAGCAATCACCACGACAAGATTAAATAATTGCTGGTTTTCCATATCAGTCAAAGCCTCGCAAAGTCTTTGCCAAGTTTTTGCGCTTCGCCATCTTGGGAGAGTCGGTGGACTTGACTGCCAACTTGGATTCTGGAATTTTTTTATCAGCAGGGACACCCAATGCCTTCTTCAAAGCGCCGGGCTTGCTGACTGCTTTCTGAATCCATTTTTCAGTCATTTTGCGGCTCCTGTGTTGCAGCCTCAGATGCCGCCAAGGAGTTCTTGAGAAACCCGAAGAATGCATCCCGACCAACCTGCAACTGGTCTACGTTAAATTTTGCCGAGCCAAGTTTGCGATCAAGATCGGCGACATGGTTGACCAAGATTTGCTGCTCTTGGGTCATGTCTTCAAACTGGTACTCAACGCCGTCGATAGAGATGGGGGTTTTAGTATTTGCCATCATCGTCCTTTCAATGCGCCACCAAGATCGGGTGGTGGCTTCCCGTTATGCGGATGCGGTGCGCAGCGGGGTCAGGTCTTCCGTAGTCCAGAAGTCCTTCTCCAGCATGATTTTCAAATGCTCTTTGTTGCGAGACAGGCAGTCTGCCCAATCTGCATCGCTCATATCTTCAGGCTGGCCCCCATTGATGAGGGCTACACTGTCCATAGCGGCGCTGTAGTGCTGGGCAATTTGCTCGGCGGTGATTTCGTTTTCCATGATTAACTCCTTTAAGGTTGGGTAAATTTTTCAGCAATTAGCTGCTCGATGTATTCGCGCTTGGTTTCTGCGTAAGCATCAATAGCTTCTTGTGTCCATTGAGACATGGGTTTCATGTCTTCAGCGCCAAAACAAACAGATACTGAGCCGGTTGCAGTTTTTCCCGTTTCGTCAACGCCCTGCATTTCAAAAAACGCAGTAACGGCGTAGCCCCGCATATCAGCGTTGAGGTTTTTAATCATCCATGTGTAAGTGATAGCCATTTTTGTTCCTTAATCGCCTTGCGACAAACCTGAAAATTGAACGGTGTATGTGCCAGAACCCATTGCAAGCCTGTATGTGCTTGATGCTTGGCTGTAAGTTCTTGACGCTGGAGAGCCGCCGACAGTAAACGAATTTATGACATTGACCGTTCCAGTTGCCAAACCAACCATAATTAAATCTTGGAACCGGTTTGTCCCATCAGACCCAAATACAAGCGCCAAGGTAGCATAAATACCGGTGGTTGCAATCACAGTCGCGCTGGTTGACACGCTGGTAGTTTGCTGATTCTGAACCGTAAGGACTGCCCCGCCTTGGAACGATGCAGTGTTGTATGTGGTTGCATTTGTTGCACCAGAATAAATGTTTAGTTTTGAGCTTTTAATCTGGCCTGTAGTCCCTATTAGCACGTTGCCGCTGGAGTCAATGGTTTGGCGCACAGTGCCATCACCGTCCGACAACACAATGTAGTTGCTGCCAGTAGCAGAGATGGGGGCAGCGCCGCCCGTGTAGCCACCAAGGATGACGTTCTTGGAGCCTGTGGTTACAGCAGAGCCAGCGCCAGCAGTGCCGCCTGATTGGAATGAGCCGACAAAGGTGTTGCCCGCGCCCGTTGTGAGGCCGTAGCCAGCAAAGTAGCCTACGCAGGTGTTGTAGGGGCCGGTGGTGATGCCAAAACCTGCAAAGGCCCCCACGCCTGTGTTGCTTGCGGCTGTGGTTGAAGTGTAAAGGGCTTGCGTACCAATAGCGGTATTATTGCCAGCGGTGGTATTGTTGTACAGAGCATCTTTACCAACCGCCACGTTATAGGAGCCGCTTGTATTTGCTTGTCCTGCGTTTAGGCCAATAGCAACAAAGTCTGTACCAACGGTGTTGTATCGCCCAGCAAGGTATCCAACAACTGTGATAGAGCCAGTGGTATTGGTTGTCCCTGCGCCAAAACCAACAGCAGTGGAATAATTACCTGTA